TGGCAGTATTAGCGGCGGCAGCCGATGCAGCCAATGACCAGTTAAGTGCGGTAGTTACAATGGTTACAGCGTTGGCAAGTATTTGCGCGGCCTTAAACCCAATAAGCGCGGTAGCAATGGCAGCAACAGCGGTACCTACAGCCATGAGCGTACCTACGTGGTCTTGCGCCCATGTACCAAAAGAAATAAGGTAAGGCAGTACGGCTTCAATAGCCGGCAACATTGCAGCACCAATGGCTTCCGATGCTTCGCCTAATGCAACGCCTAACCGCTTAAATTTGCCCTCAGCCGTATTGGCAGCAACAGCGGCAGACCCGGCAAACGTCTTAGACAATTCGGCCATAACTTCTTCAAGGCTGGCGCCTTCTCTAATCATGCCGCCTATTTGTGGCGATAAATTTTTAAGCGCTTTCATATTGCCGCCGTAGGCTTCTGCCAACGCGTCGCTAACGCTTGCTAAATCTTTTCCTGACCCCGCCGCAATATCTAGGCTTAATTGCAAAAGATCATTAGCGGTAGTGAGGTTTTCTGTGCCTGTAACTAACGTGCCGTATGCAGTGCGTAGTTCATTGTCTGCAACGCCAGTAGCCAAGGTCATTGCGGTAATGCTGTCCTCGGTTGCTTTTATTTGTGCGTCGGTTGCACCAACCACGTTTTGCAGTTGTTTTGCTAATTTGGATTGCGCCGCGGCATCTTCCATAGCGGCTTTAACGCTGTAACCAGCAGCAGCGGTAAGCGCACCCATTGCGGCAACGGCTGGTAGAAACGCTTTACCTGCAATAAACCCGGCACGCTCGCTATTGGTTTCCAGTTTCTTTAATTGTGTAATGGCCTTAGCAAACCCCGTACCGTCAAGGCTTGAAATAATCGGTATGTTAATTGCCATCGTGTATAGCCAATTTTCTGTTAGTGCGTTTTGCTACATCGTCTATTACTAATGCTACTTTTGCTTCCACGACGCTGCGGTTATTCTCTACCGCACGGTCAATGGCTCGAGGCTGATTTCCTACCTCTTTATTGAGGTTAGTAATAAACATGCTATTTGTGTTACGCCCGGCATGGTCATAGATCGCGCCAGCTGCGTTGGCCTGTTGGATAACCATTAACTGGTATGGCTTACTTCCATATACCACCTGCTCTTGGTGAGTTACCACGCCATCGGTAGTGCGGTTGTAGTTCACGTAGCGTTCTTTGCTGGCGCCTACACCAACCTTTACCTTAAAACCCTTTTGCACCTGATCTGTACGCCAAGACGTTTCACGGCCTTTAATAAGGTTGCCGCGACGCATACCGCTTAACGGTTCCCCGGTACCTTTGCTGTTATCAAAATGGGCCACCATGCTGCGGGCCTCGGCCACGATCACTTCGCCAGCGGCCTGTATGTCTTTAGTGATCTGTTTCCTGTAGGCAGGGTCAAAATCATTAAGGGCTTTTAGCGCCTCTTTAATGCCATCTACTTTAGGTATAGCCGATGCAGCCATTACCTACCGCCACGTTGCTTATTAAGTATTTCTATGGTGGCGTTCATATCGTCTAACTCAAATGATATCTCACTAGGCCAAAACCCTGTTGCTACTAAAATTTCGGCAAGCGCTCTACGCACCGTGCCGTTTAGGCTTTTGGGTCTGCCTGCTCAATTACGTCAATAGAGGCCAACGATGTTATAAACGCGTCAAGTGTTGCCGGTACCGTGATACCTGCAAACCGTGTGGCCTCGTAACACAAATAGGCTAAATCCTCTACGCCAACGCCTTGCGCCATCTCGGATGCTTTGCGCTTAAATTTGCGTTCCCAACTAACAATAGTCATTAGGTTGGTAGTTACTTCATGTGATGAGCCATCGTTAAACGTGGCTTTAAGTGTCAGTTGCATTAGTTGCCTTTTCGTGTCGGGCCGTTGCCGGCTTTAATTTATACTTCGACTACTGAATAAACGCCACCGGTAAAGGTAACGCTCATGGTGCCTAGCGCACCCATTGCCATTGTGTATGGCAAGGCTTCCAAGTATGCACCGGTAAGGGTCATGGTTGGGTTGGTTGCTGTTCCCGGGCTGGTTGCTGACGGTGACCATGAAACGGTTACTTGTGTGCCAACCAAACTCTTAAGCGTTGCGTAGGTTTCCGATGCTGCAAACGATGCGTATAGGTCTAGCTGCAGGGTGGAATTCTCGAGGCCCGCTACGTAAGACCTGCTGCCAGTTCCAAACGCCGTTGATTCGAGGGCCTCTATGGTGCGAGTAAAAACCAAACCTTGGCATTGGTCTTGCAGCGAAACTGCGCCAACGGTTACGTTTGGGTTGCTTAGGTAAGTGCTTGTGGCCATGGTGCTTTAATCCTTTGGTGTGTTCTTGCTATTAGTTTTAGCAGGTTTTGCGGTTTCGTTTGTGGATTGTTCTATAAACCCGCCCTCGACTAGCGCGGCAATGTTAATGCCGTTGGCAGCTGCACCCTCGGCGTCAAACTCTGCACCGGGTACACCTACGCGGGGGCTAATAATTATGTATGCCATTGGGTTTAGTCCTAACTGGTTTGGGCTTGCATCTCTATTGTTAAATCATACGCTGGCATCTCGGCCCCGCCGATGATTGCAATAGTCGGGCGCCCGCTGGTAACTGCCACGTTTTTGCCTAGCACCAAACTGGCTAGGTGCATTAGGTTGCGTTGCGCGTCTAGGTTGCCCGGGCCAAGGGTAATAATGCGTACCGTGTAGGTCATTTGCACGATGTTGCCACCGCCACCATAAACGCTAAACGTAGGGGCATCTATGAACGCACAAGGCGGCACAAGGTTGCGGGGGTCTGTTACTACCTGCAGGCCCGTAATGCTCGTTAGCGAGGCTGCTAGATCGTCTAGCGCCTCATTAAATAAATCGGTGTAAGCAACGGGCATTATGCCACCGCTGGTTTAGGGATACCCAACAGCATTTTAATAGCCGGGCTTAGACCTACCGAGGCACCACCTGACATGCCATCAAACGTGGCAAAATCGGTTACGGCACCGCGCTGGCGGTAGAAAAACCCGCCTAGTGAAATGGTGCCTAGGGTTACCTGCCCGTTAGGTGACGTGGTAAGGCTGTCAATGTAACCAGCCTCTTGGCGTCGAGTAAACGCAAGGCTGTTGGCAGCTAGCGCGCATTGGGTTAAAAATGCAGTGTCAAGCGCTGACGCTGTACCGATGCCTAGCCAGTCTTCAATTTGTGCGGCTGTAATCCATGTGCAGGTTTCGGTAAATGTGATCGTGCCAGTAGATGCGGTGCGCTGTACGTCGTTACCTACGCAAGCGTAAAGCACCTGATTAGGTACAGGTATTTCGTAGTTAAACATCAGGTCACCCTGATCGTCTACGCCAATAAACAAATACTCGGGTAGATCGTAAACAATAAAGCCCGAGCCATTAAACGGTACTGCAACGGAACCAACCGTAAAGGTTCCGCCTACAACTAAATCATTAGGTGTAAGAGTTTGCAGTACCGCGTAATTGCTAAGTAACTGTTTATGTGTGACCGTGTAAGCGGCCATAACTGGCCTCTTTTCCGATTAAACGAGTTTGCAGAATTTGGTTGCGTCTGCCATGAACGCTGCAGCGAACCCACGGTAGGCAATTGTCCTGCCCAAAACGCTAGGAACGTCCACACTAATTGCCCCACGCTGCTGTTCGTAAAACTCGAAACCTGCAGCATCACCGGCAGCGTGGCCGATAAATGCGGTGTCGGCTGCCATGTTCTTATCAACTACCAAGGTAAGGCCCAACGGGGTGCCGTTCCATGAGGTTGCTGACTGTGTGCCAAGGGCGTTCATTGCCATCATGTTTGGCGCGCCAACAAACGGGAACGCCGGGGTGCCGTCTGTGCTGGTCAATTTTCCGAGACGGTACCACGTGGTTGGGTCTACGAAAAAGTGTGTAGGCAAGTAGTTGCTGCTCGAACTGATCTGATAAGCGGCGCCGTAAATTGCTGCCAACCAATCGGCTGGTTTTGTTTTGTCGGTTACGTTTTCGCTTTGTGTAATTGCTGCGTAGCAAGTGTCTACTGCGTAATTATCCGTGGCCTGCCCGTAAGCGATTGCTAACTGATTGAGAACGATATTTACGCTGTTGGGATCACTCCACGAAATATCTTGTTCGGACAAGGTCACGTATGTTCCAAAAGTTAATTTGCTGACGTTGTTGTTCGCAACTGTAACGGTGCTTGGGTCAAGCGTGTTCAACTGGCCTGTTGGCTGTTGCGTAACTGTTGGGCGTACCGTGATCTTAGGGCGGCGGAATGTTGAACCCTCTTGTGGCATTGCCTTAGTACCGATTGCGGTAACAAACGGGCGAATTGGGTTAAGCCCATCGTAAACGCTGCCGGTAATAATTTCAGGCAAAATACCCGGGGTGTCTGCAGTTGTAATGTTTGGTGCAGCTGCTTGGATACGTGCGTTCATTTCTGCAAACACTGAACCGCCAACTACCGATGCAGCGATATATTCGCTAGGCGATGGCAACTTAAAATTGCGTGCTTGCGCGTACAATGGTTGCGCCATTGGTGCCGCTTCGATAACTGCTGGGGTTTCTACTGGCTGTGACATTTCGTTAATCTCCTCTACGGGTTCCTGTTCACTATTTAACACTACTTCGGTTTCCTCTTGGTGGATACTGGCGGCCACTCGATCTACCGACGCGGCCGCAAACGCACCAAACGGCACAAGCCCGAAAA